TCCGGCAACATACACTAAAAGTGTGTTTTCTTCGCATCACAAAGCTCTAAAAAATAAAATATCTTTTTTAGAGCTTACTACATTTTTATCAAGTTTAAATCAGCAAGACTTTGCCAAACGCATTGAATCTAATACTATTGATTTGTATGCAAACGATGCAGATATATTTGATACAATATCATCAAAGTTTGAATCTATTATCGTAAATAGATACGCACCCACAGGAAATAATTTAGAACTGCTGGAAAATACTGATTTTATTCTAACAAAAAAATTACCTCATAACAAGTACAGATACAAAATTTATCTATTACCGCATAAATTGAAAGGTAATAGAGATTCAAAAAACAACTATCTTGCTTGGTTAGGTACCCAACAGAATAGAATTTTAATCTCAGAGTCTGTAAAATATTGGTTTCAAAATACAGACTGGTATTGGGACCGAAGATATATGTATGTTGAAGATGCAAACACCTTGTTGATGTTGAAAATGCGTGATTCACAGGTGTTGGGCAAGGTCTATGAATACATAGTAGTCGATAAATACTAGATGGCCACTGAAAGCATTATTTTATTATCGTCAACTAGCACCGAAACCTGGGATGGTACTTCGGGAATTTCCTATGTATTCACTGATAAATTCAAAGGAGCAGGCTATCATCGAAAGAATGGTGGACTGCATACAGTGATGTTTGAATTTAACAACTTCAAAGGATCAGTTAAACTACAGGGTTCTCTAGAACTTTATCCCGGAGACAGTGATTGGGTAGACGTTCTCTACGACAATTCAGCAGAAAATCTAGAATCACTAGACAGTACCCCACTTGCAACCAATGAAATACGCAACTTCACCGGTAATTTTGTTTGGATTCGTCTAGGTTATAGACTGATCGAAGGCACGATAACGCAAGTTCGTTATAATTACTAAAATTTCCAAAGCGATAAATATAGTATTACCTCGAGGAATACTATGAGAGACCTTTTAGACAAATTATCTATACTAGAAAATTTAGAAGAATCTAATACACCAGAAATTGGAGATGAGTTCGGTATCAGTTTTAGTCCTGATTTTGAAATTTCTACCCACGTAGTAGAAGTTTTAGAAGACGGTATTGTTGTTGAACTAGATGACACTGCCCTAGAAATGCTGACCAACGAAGGCGTACGATTTTTTGAAGGTGAACTTGTAGAAGGTGTTGCTGGGCCTAAGAGCTGCTGGAAAGGTTATAGAAAGACTGGCACACAACCCGGTACTGGCAAGAACGCAGGCAAGCGTGTCAACGACTGCGAAAAGATCAAAGAAGACGATGTAGAAGAAAGTGGTCTTCAATACTATACCGGAGTTAAGAAACACGGTAAAGAATACATGACCAAAGCCGCAGCCGCAGCTCGCGATGGTGCTAGCCAAAAAGAACTTGGCGCACTTAAAGACAAATACAGCAAAGCATACAAAGAAGATGCTGATGTAGACGAAGCCAAGTATCAAGGTCGAGAAGTTCAGCTGGGCAAGAAGATGGCCGGTGATGTAAAGAAATCTAAAGTATATGTTAAAAATCCGCAGGGCAATGTTGTCAAAGTAAACTTCGGCGATAAAAAAATGCGTATTAAGAAATCAAATCCAGCACGTAGAAAAAGTTTCCGTGCTAGACATAATTGTGCCAATCCGGGACCTAGACACAAGGCTAGATATTGGTCTTGCAGGAGCTGGTAATGTTATTAAGAGAAATGTTTAGTGCAATAGGAGCACCTACTTCAGAACAAGAAGACGTAGACTGGACCAACGACTTAAAATTCTTTATCGATAATGACGATGCTGTGTTAAAAAATTACTTTTTCCCTGCTATAAATCGTCATAAAGAACATCGAGGCCATCCAGATGCGTATAAAATTTATATGCGTCCTTTAGAATCTTGTAAAGAAGCATACTGTGAAAAGTTTGAAATTGAAAGCGCCGAAGACAAATTCCCTAAAGAAAAACTAATAGAGTTGGCCAAGATGATAGCCACCGAACAAGAAAAGCATATGGAAAAAGGCGACTACGAACAATGAGACTTCTAGAACTTTTTGAGCAATCGGGGAAGACAGCGGCCGTTGCATTTGGAAGGATGAACCCTCCCACGATTGGGCATCAAAAAGTAGTTGATGCTATCTTGAAACAAAAGGCCGATGCTCATTTTCTATTTGTATCTCAAACTCATAAACCAACTGGCAAGAATAAAACAAGATTGGAAAACCCATTGCCCTTTGATATCAAACTGGGATTTATACAGCAGGCATTTCCCAATATTGACATTGGAGATACATCAGTGGGTACTGCAATTGGAATTCTTCAGAATTTAGAAAAACAGGGCTTTGAAAATGTTGTTTTTGTCTGCGGCTCAGATCGTGTGCCGGCATTTACAGAATTGTTCAATAAACAAAACGGTGTTGATTACAATCTCAAATCAATCAAGATTGTATCCAGTGGTGCTAGAGATCCCGATGCAGAAGGTGCAGAAGGCATGAGCGCAAGCAAGATGCGAGCTGCTGCTATTGTGAATGACTTCGAATTGTTTAAAACAGGGTTGCCAGCAGGACTACAAGGCGATGCTGATGAAGTATTTTCTGCTGTTCGTCAAGGACTTGAGCCGTGGCTTGAACAAGGTGTGTCGGAAGCATCGTTAGGCAATGTATTACCGTGGCCAGAAGTTGCTAACAAGATTGCTAGTGCAATGAGAGCAATGGGATGGAAGGCACAGCGTAAAGGTGACGATGCTTTTATGTTCAGTACCAAAGGGGCGGAAGACGAAAGTCAATATTACATGGTTATGATTGACAATGAGGGCGACGGTATGTTTACCTATGCACTAGGCACATGGGAAGGCGATCGCCCAGATATCGGTGAACAAGACACATTGCCAACAACAGCAGCCAGTGTAAGCGAAGTGTTAATGGCTATCCGTGATGGGTATGGGCTGGACTAAAGGATCAAGTATGAAAGCAAAAGAATTTATCATAGAACTTAAAAAAGAATCAAAGCCTAGAAACTTTGTGGCTAAAAATGCTTCGCTGGCTGGCAAAGCTGGACAACACAAAGACAAGAAGAAGGCCGAGAAGCAAGGCGACGTTAAACACAAAAAAGAAATTGCCACTATGGAATCTGCACTACATGAAGTTAGTCTAGGCGACTATCGTAAGAAAGCTGCAATGCAAAAAGCGCAGAGTCAAATGGGTGCAATGTTTAACAACGACCCTGAGAAACAAAAGCAAAACCTTGCCACTTTCAATAAAAGAGAACGAGGTTTAAATCGATTGAAGGCTCGCGACGAAGTTGCACGTAAGACCACTGCTGACAAACAGATGGCAGATAACATTGCCAAGCTGCCAGAATTGAAGGCAGAGTATGAACGCATGAAGGCAGAGTATAAGTCACTAGGTGGAAGCAATTGGCAGTATGCTGATCGTGAACAGAATTTAACAGATCGCGAACGCGAAGCTCGTAGTATGGAAGGGCCAATGAATAATCTATGGCGCACTATTTCTGCAACAGAAAAAGCACAAAAAAGCCAAGGTGTGGCGGAAGGTGATGTGGTAGAAGATTCAATTAGGCCTAATCTTGTAACAGCATTAAAAAAACTAGGATTTAAAGGACCATTTAAATTAGGACAGTTACCAGAGTGGATGAAAGAATTAGAAGACGGCAGATTTGATAAAGATACTACTATAATGATCGGCGGCGACGATCCTGAATACGATCCGTGGGTAGCAAAAGGCTACGATTACGGTTACGCATACGGAATGGAAAGTGGTTATCAAACAGGCCTTTCAGCTCAAGAAGTTTTTAAACAAGCACAGGCTGATACACAAAATAACGAAGGCGTAGAGGAAGGATTTGGTTCTAAACTTGCAGGTCTAGGTCTTGCCGGGGCAATGGCATTAGGGGCAGGTGGAGCACAGGCTAGAGTTACTGGAGATCAAGATTCTAATATCAATCGCCTAACAGGTAAACCTATTGCCACACAACAAGCAACTGACAACGCTCCTGCAAAAGCAGAAGCACCAAAAGGATTTAGTAAAGAGTATCTACAGTCTGTAGTAGACGGCAAACATCCGAGACCCATGGTCAGTGTTGAAAAAGCACAACAATTATTAAAACAAATGGATACTAAAGTTGGTGAAGGAACTAAAATGCCATTTGCTGGCGCTAAGGTTGGACACAAGGAAGGACCAGAAGGTCAGTGGCGAAATGATGGGGCTAAGAAAAACAAACCAGTTAGACCAGGAGACCTTGTGGGCGGTGGAATGTAATATGGACGAGCTGGAACAGATTAAAAGATTAGCAGGCATTAATGAATTCAAAGGCTATCAACTCTACGACGGCAGCAATATAAGTATTACAGGCAATGAAAAAGGTGAGCTGATGAAAAAACATAATATTAAACCAGGCACGCCAGAATGGTTTCAATTATGGTTTAGTTTACCGTACCTAACAGGAGAAAAATCATTATGATTACAATTACAGAAAGTGCTCAATTTAAAATTACAGATCTTCTTAGCGAAGAAAACAACCCAAATCTCAAACTTCGTACGTTTGTTCAAGGTGGCGGGTGTAGTGGGATGAGCTACGGATTTACTCTTGACGAAGAACATAATGAAGACGATTTTGAAATTCCTGTAGGCAACTTCATAGTATTAGTCGATGCTATGAGTATGCAATATTTACAAGGTGCTAGTATAGATTATAAAGAAGACCTATCAGGCAGTCAGTTTGTAATAAAAAATCCCAATGCCGAAACAACCTGCGGTTGCGGTAGTAGTTTTAGTGTGTCAGATAATTACCAAGACGATTATCAATTTCACGAATGAGAGCTGTAGAATTTATAGTTGAAAGAAAGAAACGTAAGCGTAAACCTCGCTGGGCTGCTTACGGACCAGGCCCTTACGGCGGCTACGGATACTATGCTGGCTACAGTGGAGACAGTGGGTCTGGAGATGGCGGCGGCGGAGAAAGCATTGAGCACGAAAACTTTGCTGATGGACGTAATCCGCAGGACAAAGGCGACAGTAAACGTCACGGCATTAACACTAAAGCTAGTGTAAGCAGTTTACGTAAAACTGCTAAACAGGGCGGGCGCAAAGGACAACTAGCACACTGGCTAGCTAATATGAAAGCAGGCCGTGCTAAAAAAAATAAATAAGTGTATGAAAATCAAAGAACTTTTAGAAACAGCTACAGCAGGTGCTACAAGTGCCGGTATGGGGGCTACTTTGATTAAAGGGGGCACCGGCTCTAATGTAGGTACACTATTTGGCGGCAGTTTTAAACAGAATAAAACCACTAAAAAGAAGTCTAAGACTTCCGGTGAATCTATTATAAGAAGATAAATATACTTATGGACCTAGAAAAACAACCAGTCGACGATCACGAAGCCAAAATGGCCAGAGCTGAGCTTTACAAGCTCAATCAGTATTCTGCCAAATTGTTTAAACTGATCGGAGAAAACGATGAATTAGATGGCTGGGTTCAATCAAAAATTACCAAAGCTGCTGATTATATCAGCTCTGTATATCATTATATGGAATATGAAAAAATGGCAGCTAGTCAAGTCGAATCGGGACCTAGAGATTTTGAAGAATCTCTACAAAACGAAGTTAAACAAAGCCTCAAAGAACAGTGGCTGAACAGAAAAAATCAAGGAAACTAAAATGGACTTTAAAGCAATACTAAGCAAACTTGACGGAATGGAAGCACCGCCGACAACTCCTGCAGCCCCTGTGTTAGACAAAGCTGTGCAACTCAACGAAGATGCACAACTTCGTGTTCTAGCTGGACAAACAACTTATGTTGCAGAAGCCAAGAAGAAGAAAGACGAAGAAGTTAAAGAAGAAAAATCGTCCACCGGCGGAACTATTGATCGTTCGAAGAAAGGCGTAACCAAACATACACAAAATCCCAATCGTTTCAGTGATGAACCGCATTCGGAACCTGCCAGCAAGGCTAAATCACAAAGTGCAGCAGACAAGGCCGACGACAAGGCCGCAGCCAAAGCCCATGCCAAAGACAGCAAGGACTATGAAAAAGCACACGGCAAAGGTTCAGTAACTCGTGTTAAAGATGGCAAGAAAGTAGAAAGCATTGAGCCAGAATTCAAAAGCAAGTTCATGAAGATGGTAGAAGCCAAGAAAGAAGAGGCTGACAAAAAGAAAGCTGATAAGAAAAAGAAAATGGACGAAGGTGCAAAGCCAGACTTTTTAGATCTTGATAAAGACGGTGACAAGAAAGAGCCAATGAAAAAGGCTGCTGGCGAAAAAGGTGGTGATGACAAAACTGCAGATAAAAAAGGTCTTTCAGACAAGCAGAAAAAACTTCCTCCCGGTCTACAAAAAGCCATTGCCAAGAAGACCGAAGGTAAAATGATGCCTAAAGGCAAAAAGCAAGCAGTAAAAGAAAGTATAGAAACAAATTTATCATTTAAAGAAATGATGGCACTGGTTGTTGAAAGTGGTGGTCAACAACAAATTGATCCAGTTGACAATCAACTGTGGGCCTGGGCTCAACGTGTTGCTAGAACAAAAATTGGAGAAGGCATGAAAGCTGATGTTTATGCTGGCATGGTCTATGAGCGTATGGGTGGTGCATTTGAAATGTACGATGTACTCAGCGAACAACGTAGATAATACTTCCAATAAGTATCTAAAAGCCGGCAATTAGTTGACCGGCTTTTTCTTTGACTATATAATAGTTCTATAGGAGAGAATTATGTCTACAAGAATGTACGGTCCCGAAGAAAAAGCAAAACTAGAAAGATTAATTAACGAAGGCGGAAATGTGCTTCGTGAAATTGAAGACCTATCAGAAGGCCTAAAAGAAACTGTAAAAGCAGTTGCAGAAGAACTACAAATCAAACCGTCAGTTATTAACAAAGCAATTAAGATTGCACACAAAGACAATTGGAAAGATCACGAGCAAGAATGGAACGACATTGAGATGATTCTCGGTGTTACTAAACGTCTACCAGAATGATCAATACCATATTCGGACCAACAATACAATGGATTAAAGATGACTTTAAGTCTAACCCAATTCGTTTTGTTGTTGAGCTGTTTGCTTGGGCTATTAGTATTGGTTGCAGTATTACTATGGCAGTCACAGTCCCCACTCCGCCGCTTCTTACTCTTTATCCCATTTGGATTCTTGGTTGTGCTATGTACGGTTGGGCTGCTTGGACTAGGAAATCTTTTGGTATGCTGGCTAACTATTGTTTGCTAACCGCAATTGATACTGTTGGCCTCGTTAGAATGATAATTAATTAAATATACAATAGATGGTAAGCTGGGCCATAAACCGCACATTCGGTATTTGTCTGCCACAAAAGACATAGGAGAAAAATTTGAGTTACGTAGACGCTTTCTATAATAGAGAGCAGGATATGATCAATGTTGTTGAACGCAATGATAAAGGCGAACGACATTATAAAGAATACCCTGCCCGTCATATATTTTATTACCCAGATGCCAAGGGTAAATTCACAAGTATTTTTGGACAACCTCTTTCACGAGTAAGTTCAAAAAACGTCAAAGAACATCGCAAAGAACTTGCAATTCATTCAAACAAAAAACTTTTTGAAAGCGATATCAATCCCATTTATCGCTGTCTAGAAGACAACTATCTAAATGTTGATGCACCTAAACTAAATGTAGCATGGTTCGACATTGAAGTAGACTTTGATCCAGAACGTGGCTATGCATCACCTGAAGATGCGTTTATGCCAATTACTGCTATTGCTGTCTACCTACAATGGATGCAGACTATGGTCTGTTTGGCCATTCCTCCCAAGACATTAAGTATGGAAGAGGCTAAAAAGCAAGTTGAAGAATTTCCTAACACGTATTTGTTTGATAACGAAGCAGATATGTTAGACATGTTCTTGGATCTAATACAAGATGCAGATGTACTAAGTGGTTGGAACTCAGAAGGCTTTGATATTCCTTACACAGTTAATCGTGTGGCCAAAGTTCTAAGTAAAGAAGATACAAGACGTTTTTGTTTGTGGAATCAGTTTCCCAAGAAGCGTGAGTACGAAAAATACGGTAAGGCCGCTGTCACATACGATCTTATTGGTCGTGTACACCTAGACAGTCTTGAACTGTATCGCAAGTACACATATGAAGAACGTCATACCTATAGACTAGATGCTATCGGTGAAGCAGAGATCGGTGAGAACAAAACTGTCTACGAAGGCACGTTGGATCAACTGTATAACAATGACTTCCGTAGATTTATTGAATACAATAGACAAGACTGTATGTTGTTAGAAAAGTTAGATAAGAAATTAAAGTTTCTGGCTCTTGCTAACACACTGGCACACGAATGTACTGTGCTACTACAGACCACAATGGGTGCTGTAGCTGTAACTGAGCAGGCCATTATCAACGAAGCTCACAAGCGTGGAATGATTGTTCCTAATAGAATAAGTCGTGAAGAAGGCTTTAGTAATCAAGCCGCTGGTGCTTATGTGGCCTATCCCAAGAAAGGCATTCACGAATGGATTGGTTCGTTAGATATTAACTCGCTGTATCCGTCAGCTATTAGAGCGTTGAACATGGGTCCGGAAACTATTGTTGGTCAGTTGCGTCAAGACGGCACTAAAGATTATATTGCTGCTGAAATTGCCAAAGGTAAATCATTTGCATCAGCATGGGAAGGTGTGTTTGGATCACTAGAATACGCAGCCGTACTAGAAAGAAATGTCGGGCGTGAAATTACTATCGACTGGGAAGACGGCGGTGTTGATACGCTAAGTGCTGCTCAAGCCTACGATCTAATCTTTGAAAGCAATCAGCCTTGGATGCTTAGTGCTAACGGCACAATCTTTACCTATGAGAAAGAAGGTATCATTCCCGGCTTGTTAAAACGTTGGTATGCTGAACGTAAAGAAATGCAGGCCAAACTAAAGGATTGTATTGCAGCCGGTAATAAAATTGAAGAAGAATACTGGGACAAGCGACAGTTGGTTAAGAAGATTAATTTGAACAGCCTGTATGGTGCTATTCTTAATCCTGGTTGTAGATTCTTTGACAATCGTATTGGACAATCGACTACACTTACAGGTCGTGCTATTGCTCGTCACATGGCAGGTAAAGTAAACGAAATTATAACCGGAGATAATGATCATATTGGCAAAGCGATCATCTACGGTGACACAGACTCTTGTTACTTCTCAGCGTATGCTACGTTAAAGAAGGACATTGAGAAAGGGGCTATTCCTTGGAGCAAGGAATCAGTTGTTGAACTTTACGATACAATAGGAGAAACTGTTAATGGAACCTTCCCAAAGTTTATGCAAGATGCATTTCACTGCCCAAAGTCTCGAGGAGAGGTCATCAAAGCAGGTCGCGAGATTGTTGCTTCCAAAGGACTATTCATCACCAAGAAGCGATATGCAGTCCTTTACTATGACAAAGAAGGCAAGCGAGCAGACATTGGGGGTACTCCTGGCAAAATCAAAGCAATGGGACTTGATTTAAAAAGATCCGATACTCCCGTGGTAATTCAAGATTTTCTCAGCGAAGTGCTTACCAGAGTTCTCAACGGTGCAGGAAAAGAAGAAGTATTAGAATACATCACTAACTTCCGTACTGAGTTTAAAACTAGACCAGGTTGGGAGAAGGGTAGCCCAAAACGTGCTAACAACATTAGTGAATATCGAGACAAAGAAAAGAAAGCTGGCAAGGCTAATATGCCCGGACACGTTCGTGCAAGTCTTAACTGGAACACTTTGAAGCGTATGATGGATGACAAATACTCAGTAGCTATTACAGACGGTGCAAAAGTTATTGTCTGTAAGGTCAAAGATAATCCTATGGGCTATACATCAGTTGCCTACCCGGTGGATGAACTGAGATTGCCTCAATGGTTCAAAGACTTGCCTTTTAACGATGCTGAAATGGAAAATGCAGTCATCGATGAAAAATTAGAAAATTTGATTGGAGTCTTGGAATGGGACATCAGTTCAACTCGCAGTGACAACACATTCGCAAAACTTTTTGACTTTGAGTAAATTGCGGTTGCTTTTTACTCTAGATCTAAATATAATCTTAATATACAGGAGAATTCTAAATGAAAGATATACTACAAGACATCGTGTCACACACACAGAACCTAGGCTTCTTGACCACAGTTAAAGTCACCGGTGATCAAAATAAAACTTTGATCAATTCAATGGCTGAAGACCGTTCAGTGATTATGGAGGCTGAAACCAATGCACCATATCCAGATATGATAGGTGTGTTTGGTATGCCGCAACTAAACAAATTGAAATATTTGTTAGACGGTGCTGAGTACAAAGAAAATGCCAAGATTAGTATTACTACTGCAGATCGCAATGGCGAAACGATTCCGACAGGCTTACACTTTGAAAACAAAGACGGTGACTTCAAGAACGACTATCGTTTCATGAATACAGAAATCATCAACGAAAAGATGAAAACTGTCAAGTTCCGTGGCGTTAAGTGGGACGTAGAGATTGAGCCAACAGTTAGTGCTGTGCAACGTTTTAACTTTCAGGCAGGTGCTAACAACGAACATCCAACATTCTTGGCAAAGACTGATGGTGATAAATTAAAATTCATATTCGGTGATGCTAGTACACACGGTGGCGAATTTATTTTTGCAATGGGTGTAACTGGTAAACTTGATCGCGGTTGGACTTGGCCGGTGTTGCCGATCTTGAGTATTCTTAAAATTGCAGATGTCAACAACACCAAGATGTCGTTGTCAAATGAAGGTGCTATTCAGATTACACTAGATAGTGGACTTGCTACTTACAAATATATTATTCCAGCTCAAGCTGCCTAAATATGATCAAAGGTCTACAAGGCATATCGGGTGTAACAGTTAGTGCAGGTAATACTTCCTTACCGTATGTTGGCCCAAACTCTAGCAATCCAATGACTGGTATGCTACGCATACACAACACAGACATAGAAGTGTTTAACGGTAGCAATTGGCAAATGCTATCTACCAGTTATGCAACTGTAGGCCTAGATCAAGATGTACTAGACATAGTTCAATGGGCACGTAAGAAGCGAGATGAAGAAAATGCGTGGTACAAGTTAGCAACAACTAACGAAGCTGTTCGTATAGCATTAGAACAGTTAGAACAGGCAAAAACAAGATTAGAACTTACAGCAATTTTATCGAGAGAACATGAAACAACCAGTTGATTTAACACCCCTACAGAAAGACTACGCAGTCTATTTGCCTGCGATTAGTAGTTTTTACAGCACTTACATTGCAAAACAACGTAAGGAAGAGTTTGTACCTAAAGATCGTATTCCAGCAGGATTCGATCGTGGTATTGAAGGTATGAATTTTTTAAATCCCGAACAAGGCTACTTTTATTACAAGTATGGTTTGTATTCAGCAGGTCATGCACAGTTAGATCTTACTAAAACAATGGATCACGATTCAATGATTCAACAACGTGATCGTAGTAAGACAATGATCTTAGGAGACTCTGGTGGTTACCAGATTGGTAAAGGCATTCTTAAGTTTGATTGGTTAGACTTCGAAGGTAAAGCAGCTAATAAAACTCGAGACGATATCCTTAACTGGCTTGAACTAACTGCTGATTGGTCAATGATGCTTGACGTTCCTACTTGGGCTTGTGATCATATTCACAGTCCGAAGACTGGATTAAAATCGTTTGAAGACTGTCTAGAAAAGACTCGCCACAATAACAAGTACTTCTTAGAAAATCGTTTAGGTGCTACCAAGTTCTTGAATGTTCTACAGGGTAGTAACTGGGATACTGCGGAAGCGTGGTACGAAGGCGTTAAAGAATTCAGTGATAAGAAAGTTTGGGGCGATAAAGCCGCTGAGGGTTGGGCGATGGGTGGTGCTAATATGTGCAAGATGCATATTACTCTGCGTCGATTGATCACTATGCGCTTTGACGGTATGTTAGAAGGCAAGGATTGGATGCACTTCTTGGGTACTGCACAGTTAGATTGGTCATGCTACCTAACTAGTATTCAACGTCAGATCCGTAAACACGTTAATCCTAACTTTACAATCAGCTTTGACTGTGCTTCGCCATTCATTGCAACTGCACACGGACTGGTTTATACCAATAGTCAGCACACAGCCAAGCGTTGGAGTGTTATTATGGACAAGGCTCCGGATAATAAAGCACTTGCATCACGTCCAGACATTCCGTTTCCGTTCGAAAGCGAGATCGGCCGTAGACTTAATGTAGCAGACGTTTGTCATTACAAGCCGGGAATGTTAAACAAGATCGGCAAAGAAGGCAAAACATCTTGGGACAGTTTTGGTTATGCACTAATGATGGGACATAATGTCTATCAACACATTGTAGCTGTACAACGTGCTAACAATTTGGCAGATATTGAACAAGCTAAGATTCGTCCAGATTGGAGAATGTGGAAGAAGAACAAAGATCGTGATATGAGCGATGAGTATAGCGATTGGGTTCCTCGTAATATCTTGTATTTTGATCGCTTTGTTGAAGAACTGTTTAATTGTCCAGACAAAGAATCTGCATTTGCTATGATTGCTGATGCAGAAACCAGAGGCTTTATGCAGAATTTGGAAGGCTCACGCCTACGTGGTGGTGTTACAAATATTTCAAACGACCTGTTCTATGAAGAAGGTAGTGAAGATAAAGATTCCTGGAACGACGATCGTGAAGATGGTGAATTGGATAAACTTGTAGCGGAATAAGGAGTAACTATGTACGAAAACAGAATTAAACATTTAGAGGAATCTCATAGAGTATTGGACCAAAAAATCGATACACTAGAAAAGAATGGACTGTTTGAAGATATGAAAATGCAAGAATTGAAGAAACAGAGGTTGCTTTTAAGAGATGAACTTGCTATACTAAGACGTAAGCAATGGGAACACGATCACGAAACTGTCGATTTTGATGACGAACGATGAAAAAATATATACTAACACAGACACAGATTAAAACATTGGCAGATATTGCTAATCGTTTTCCGGAGATTCCTCAATTTGAAATTGTTGAGGAACACTCTAGCGGCATTGGGCCTACCACAACAGTTCAATTTGAACTATTGGGCAAGGAAGTTAAAGTTGACAATACTGACGTGAGTAACTGGTAATGAGTGACGAATTTGAAAAATACAATGCATTTGCTAAACAGATGGAAGAACGTTTTCCAAAGATGTTTAGCGGCAAGTATGGCGGATTTGCCTGCGGTGAAGGTTGGTGGCCTATTCTAGAAAAACTGTGCTCTAATATTCAGCATCACATTGATTGGAAAAACAAACAGTTAGAAGTAGTGCCACAGGTAACAGTGGCACAGATTAAAGAGAAGTTTGGCGGACTACGTTTCTACTATGATGGCGGCGACGAATATATTAATGGAATGGTTCGTATGGCAGAAGCGTGGGCAGATGCTAGTTGTGAAGAATGTGGCTCGCCGGGTAAAAGAAGAGATGGTGGGTGGATTAAAACTCTGTGTGATCATCACGAAGCAGAGCGTCAACAAAGAAAACAAACAGTATGAAAAGAAATTACGAATCGGGTGTTGCAGATAGCATTACATTTTTTACAGGCATTGAGATCGAAAAGACCCCTGCATATGGAATGAAAACTCTGTTTGTAACAGGTGTACACGATGCCTATGTAATTATGGAACTTGCTCGTGACCATAAATGTACTCATATCTACTTTGGTGCTAATCAAAGTTTTCCTAAATTAGAAATCAACAATGCAGAACAATGGCGTCTATGGGAAGATATGATCTATGTTTGTCTAGATGCCGACGAAGATTTTTGGTGTACGCTGGATCTAGATCTAGCACAAGTTGAAGGCTTATTGGAAAGCGGTCTTGTAGAGAAGCGTCAGTTTATTCCGCAGATTTCGGTTAAACTGCCCTATTTACAACAGCTGGGATATAATGCTACAATAAAGATAGACGATAAAGATTTTAAAGCAACTAATCCCGGAGTGTGGTGTCATAACCTCCACGACCTACTTGGTAGAGATAAGTTTACTAGTTGGGATCAATATGGCAAAGATGAGATTATAAAATGAGTAATATTGGGCAATATGCCTCAACTGCAAAGTCTATCCATCGATTACAACGTGCGTTGAATAAATCCTCAGCAGTTCTTAAACAAAGAATTAGATCAAACCCGTATACAGAAGAAAAACCTATGAAATTAACATTTAAACAAAAACTTCGTAAATGGTTAATGGACGACACTGACGAACTCGAGTATGGTAATGCTATCAGCGTCGATAGTGACGGCCCAAATATTCAGTCACAGGGATTTCGATTAAACATATACGGTGCAGCCGGTGGAACTATTATTGAAACTACCAAATATGATCGTCAAAAGGATGATCATAGACACAGCTTACACGTGGTCACAGACGACAAAGATCTCGGTGAAGAACTAGCAAAAATTATCACTATGGAGAGTTTAAGATGAAAGAAGTTATCCTTAAAGACACAGCAGGTTTTCAACTGCGTGTTAAAAAATGGGAATGTCAAAGTCCCAAAGGATTGTTTGCTGTGAATTTTATTCAGGCAACTAAAGACAAAGAAGGTAAGATTGATAGCGAATCTATCTATGAATTCTTTATGGATCAAAATGATATTAACTCTGTTTCAAAGGCTTTAACAGAATGATTATTCGACAAGACATTCGTCCTAATAAAATGATTTGGGTTACCTTCCAGAAAGAAGGTATGCACAAATATCCAGCCGCACTTACAGATCCTAACCTAGCAACAGGTGACGAGTATGATGTGAGTTTTCTAGGCTATCCACATCGTCACATCTTTCACTTTAAAGTGTGGATTGGTGTTACCCACGATGATCGTGATATTGAGTTTATTCAGTTCAAACGATGGTTGCTAAATCTTTATAAAGATGCTACACTAAGTTTAGACTTTAAGAGTTGTGAGATGATGTCAGGCGATTTGTTTGACGCTATCTCTGCAAAGTATCCCAACCGTGAGGTTTGGATTGAGGTCTCCGAAGACGGAGAAAATGGTTCATTTATTAAATATTAAGGAAAGCTATAATGGCTAAGAACTATCGCGATGTTAACTATTGGGAAGCTAAACCTGAGATTGTTAAAATCTTTGATGATCTAGAAAAGTTTCACGATTTTTGTCGATTCGAACTGTGTGACTTTAATGAGGCTAATCTCTACAATAGAGATAGCCAAGTATGGAACAACTACTACTACAGCACACGACCACGTAAGCCACGAGGTGAATACAATCGCAGTGGCAACAACAACTATCGTCAGCGCAATGACAATTTTTCTCGTTGATTTAGAGTCAGTTGAGACAAGGTACACAGGTCAATGGAAGACTCATGTACCTACTCTCTTACAAAAAGCAGGACACAATGTTCAAGTTATCTCTGGTCCTACGGACATTCCTAGTGCCACTACTCCTGGCGCCTTTCTTAATTTTGGCGGCACTAATATCTACAAGGCTAGTCAGGTTGAACAGATGGGTCGGTTATTTTGCAGCGGATCCGTTTGTCCCGGCGACCACTTTATTTTTACTGACGCTTGGCATCCAGGCATTATAAACTTAAAGTATATGAGTGAGCTACTGGGCATTCCAGTAATCACACACGGCCTATGGCATGCTGGTAGTTATGATCCTCAAGACTTTCTCGGACGTCTCGTTGGCAATAAGCCGTGGGTGCGTAATGCAGAAAAATCATTCTTTTCTGCCTTTGATCACAATTACTTTGCCACTGACTTTCATATAGAAATGTTTCATAGGGAACTATTAAATAATGGACATAGTGTAGAAAATCCTTGGTACGAGGAGGAACTTGAAGAAATCCTAAGCGGAGAGTATCCTAAGTTTGTTCGCACAGGATGGCCCATGGAATATATGCAGGACACCCTGGCAATGTACAAAAACATGCCCAAGCGTGATCTTATCTTGTTTCCTCATCGTGTTGCTCCTGAGAAGCAGGTAGAAATCTTCCGTGACTTAAAAGAACACTTGCCGCAATATGAATTTGTTGTTTGTCAAGATCAGCAACTAACTAAAAATGAATATCATAATTTGTTAGGTGAAGCTAAACTAGTGTTCAGTGCTAACTTACAAGAAACTCTAGGCATCAGTTGGTATGAAGGTGCTATTGTCAATGCTATTCCTATGGTGCCAGATAGACTAAGTTACAGTGAAATGGCTTTTGATGCATTTAAGTATCCTAGCGAATGGACTGAAAGCTATGGTGCATACGAGGCACATAGGCCAGAAGTGTGTGCTAAGATTATTCAGTATATGAATAATTATGAAAAATTCTTACCTAGCCTAAATAAACAAGTAGATACATTAACAAAACAATTCTTTAGTTGTAATAAACTATTAAAGATGTTAACATAACTATAGAGTATAACCTATGCCTTCAGCTTCCTCTTTATTTGGTGTTCCTCTTTACACATCTGATATAGCCCCACTATCATCTAAAAGTGTTAACTACATTTTAGATTTAGAGTTTTACCCGATGTCTGATAACAACGGGTTTATTACTGAAAGTGTTACATTATTAGATGACCCTAGGTGTTTAGAAATTAGAAATAAAATTCTCAACGCATTTGATGATTATGCTTATAATCTTTTAAAATTTAAACCCGAAGTAGAATTTTATATAACAACTTCGTGGGCTGTTAAATTTTTGCCGGAGGGGTTTGCAAAAGAACATACTCATAGCAATTCGTTGTTTTCAGGAGTGTTATATATAAAGGCAGCAGAAGATACCGGGCGGATTACATTTCATAAATATCAAAAATATTTAAATATTTCTTCTCCTACATTACAATTAGGATTTGCAGAATGGAATATTTTTAATTGTGATACATGGTCTATTGCTCCAATCGAAAATCAAATAATTATATTTCCTTCAAATCTAATGCATTCAGTGGAAATAAACAATTCCAAGGATGATAGAATTTCTATTGCATTTAACGTGTTCGTTAAAGGAAATCTTGGCTTTCGAGAAGCATCATTGTCAATAAAATGAAATATTTTCTTAAACTACTTGACAAAACCTAAATAAACCTATATTATAGTACAAAGACATCCACGTCATTAACTCGGAGAATATAAATTGACAAATAAAGAAACAGGCCTGGACGCAATGGCAGGCGATGGCGGATACCAGGAAGAAAAGTATCTAGGAAACTACCTTCGCGCAAAGATGAGACGCGACAACAAACGCTTCTGGGCAGGCGATAACATTAGTGAATATGTTAACGATCATAACAAAGAGCAACTCATCGACGAAGCCGCAGAAGCATTTGAACTAGTACTTGATCGATTACTTATTGATCGCGAAAACGATCCTAACAGCAAGGGTACAGCACGACGCCTTGCTAAAATGTATTTTAACGAAATAATGGAAGGAAGATATGAACCAGCACCAGACGCTACAGCATTCCCGAACGATTCGCAGGACCGATACGAAGGAATGCTTGTGGTACGTAGTGAGCTTCGCAGTATGTGCAGTCATCATCACCAACCTGTCAGTGGCGTTGCTTATATCGGGATTATTGCCGCTCAAAAGCTCATTGGCCTTAGCAAGTACACTCGTATTGCTCAGTGGTGTTCTCGTCGTGGTACGCTACAGGAAGAATTGTGCAACGACATTGCTCGTGAAATTTCAAAAGCAACAGATTCAGAAAACGTAGGTGTTTATTTAAGAATGACTCACGGGTGCTGTGAGAACAGGGGAATAATGGCCCACGATAGTTCAACAACTACTACAGTACTTAAAGGTGCGTTCACCAACGATGCTGGCACTAAGAAAGAGTTTTTTGATACACTGAGTCTTCAAGAATCTAACAAGCGATAAAATGGAGCGAAGAATGAACGATAAGCTGATGTTTGACACCACACGTCTAATCAACACGTACACATTAGAAAACGCTGACACAGTTAACGCTGCTCTGATTGATCTAATACGAATCCAGGGCGATAAGCAGGGCAGGAAAACTAATATTAAAGCAGACATGACCGAATGGCTCTTGCCTATTGATCATCAAGCGGCGCCCTACAACCAATTCTTTGATCTTCTGCGGGTTGGCGTAGTGGACAGTATCACTCAGTTACTTAAACCTATTGATTACAGTCGCCAGCCACCCTATTCGTATTCAATTAGTTCGTTATGGGGTGCTATCTATCACACCGGTGATTATGCTAACCCGCATAATCACTTTGCTTCGGCATTTAGTTTTTGTTATTATTTAAAGATGGATGAGCCACCTACCCCTTTGCAGTTTAAATCAATTGATCACAATATTACTCCTACAGAAGGTATGCTGATCATATTCCCAGGGTGGATAGATCACGGGGTGCCCGAGTGCATGTCCCAAGACGAGCGAATTGTATTGGCCGGCAATATAGAAATACACTAGGAGTTAAAGAATGAAATATATTACCAACAAATTTGATAGCGTTCGCTTGCCAGTTGAAGAGGGCCTATTAGAGTGGTTGCAGGCAAAATATCCTGCATCAAAATACTTTATTAAGGAACTAGTATGAAAACATTTGATACATTTGAACAAGTAGAAGACATGGGTGCTTGTGTAAAGCGACCCATTGTAGTACATGCTAAAAAGATTGATGAGGAATTTCGAGTCAATACTCTAGAAGGTAATTACAAACAAGGTAATCCCGGCGACTATCTTATGAAGGGCATCGACGGTGAACTTTATATCTGCGACGGTCCTATTTTTGAACGAACATACGATTTTGTGTAATAACTAAAGGATTACTATGAACTCAGTAGATATGGCAAATAATCTTATTTTTAGGGCAAAGAACCTGCACGAGTTTACTGTTACTACTGAGGTCCCAGATAACTTTAGGTTTAATGGCGTTGTTCCTTTTGATATGAGTATTATTGATAACCAAATTGAAGCAAAAGTTTGGGCTGTAGACTTCGACGAGGCTGCAAAAAGATTAGATGATTTCTTAGGAACATGCAAATGAAATGGTTTCTTGATTTTTTAGAAAGATTAGAACGTAAAAGAATTATAATGGATCGTGTAAACGATCAACCATATCTTGAAAGGTATTACGTTTTTCTAAAAGATAGAGATTGGTTTCCGTTTAATGTTTTTATTCATAAATTTCTTAAATCAGATCCGGATGACGTACACGATCATCCTTGGCCCTATGCAACACTAATTCTTAAAGGTGGATATTATGAATGGACTCCTCAATTTGACAAACAGGGTTGTAAATTTAATGAGATATGTAAATGGCGAGGACCCGGCCATTTTCGTATATGTAGGGCTAACAGCTATCATCGTATTGAGCTTGATCCTAGCGTAACTGCATGGACATTGTTTATGCCCGGTCCTCAGAAACGTGAATGGGGATTTTTAGTAAATAACAGGTGGATTCATAATGAAACATATCTATCTGAAAGGGCTAAAAATGCAAGAAATTAGTACTGGCGAAATATGGGAAGCGGGTGCTCGAGAATATTTTCGAGTAATTGATGTAGTTAATTTGGGGGATCAAATTTGGGTACACTATATGCGTCTTAAAGACTATCTCGAATACTCGTGCTTAAAAGAAAGTTTTATTCATAGATTTAGAAAAGTATTAATCGATGAACGTCGTTAATTTGACCTGGAACTCACAGGAAAACAAATGGTGGAATGAAAGTTGTGCCTTGATAATAGAACATTTTGGATTGCCGGGGCATAGATACACCACAGAAGTTTCTGTAGACTATATGAAATTCTTTTTTAAATCAGCAGAAGATAAACTCATGTGTGCAATACTACTCAGTGATAGACTATGATAAAATATCTAGTGGGATTTGCAATAGGATTTTTAATGTGGGTATTAGTGCTCAGTCTAACACCAATGCCCGAGTATAGAGTATACGATTGCGGTATGGCTGAATGGCATCCTGATATTCCTCTAGAAGTAAAAAAACAATGTCGAGAACTCAAACACCAACAATGGAAAAAAGAAAATGAAGGAAAAGTTCAAACAAACGTATATGAAGACCGCAAAGATATTCGCGGAACTCAGTTCAGCACGTAGACTTCACGTAGGTGCTATTGTAGTTAAAGATGATCGTATTATCTCTATTGGCTATAATGGTATGCCGGCAGGTTGGGATAACGATTGTGAATACCGAGATTATATGAGCCGAGATGCAGGCGGCTGGCTAGACCCCGATGAGATCTACGAACGTTGGCCTTTTGAAGAGGAAGACTTTGATCCCGATATAGGATATGCTAGGAGATATGCTTTAAAAACCAAGCCAGAGGTACTTCATGCTGAATCAAATGCTATTGCAAAATTAGCAAAGTCGAATGACAGCGGCAATGGTGCTGATATTTTCATTACTCATGCCCCTTGTATTGAATGCGCCAAACTTATATATCAGACTGGCATAAATGGTGTCTACTATAGTGAAAACTATAGAGATGATTCAGGAATTGAGTTCCTTAAAAAATCAGGAGTTAACATTGAAAAATTGGACAATTGAACTACAAGACGATCCTGAAACAGGTGACTTGATATTACCCTTCCCTGAAGATATGCTCGAAGAAACAGGTTGGAAAGAAGGCGATGAGTTAGTTTGGAAAGATAATCAAGACGGCTCTTGGTCTTTATCAAAAAAGAATGTATAATAGTAATATGAATAATAAAGAAAAAGAAATTCTAGACATTACTCAAGAGGAATGTGCAGAAGTAATTGTTGCTATCAGCAAGATTAGTCGATTCGGTTTAGATAATGTCAAACCTGGTAAGCCACTTACTAATAGACAACATCTAGCAGAAGAGTTAGGAGATTTACAGGCCATGATTGATCTTTGTATTGTGTACAATCTAGTAGACAAAAAAGAAGTGCTTGTATCAGCAGATAACAAAATTGCTAAATTAAAAAAATGGTCAAACATATTTGAAAGTGAAATTAACTTATGAGTAAGATTAAAATTACAGAGTGAAGAACACTATATAGGTATGCTGTTCTAATTCTGCTTAACATTGATGATAAACTGGCCCGTAAAATTTGTAGAAAGCAAATATAGTAAGTGGTATGAATCCCTCATACACAAAGCACAACTACGAGGTTCTATACAAGGGTATAAAGAAACACATCATATTATTCCTCGTAGTTTCGGCGGCGATAATATCAAATCAAACGTAGTCCAACTAACTGCCCGCGAACATTACATTGCTCACGCATTGTTATGGAAAATGAAGTTTGAAGGTATATACGGTAGCAAAATGGCATTTGCGTTTAATACATTCATTAACAAAATGACTACTAAGGAACGCGGCGTAAATCATACCTATACAATTTCCAGTAGGATGTATGAAACATTTAGAAAACACTATTCTCAAATGTTAAAAGAGAAGTATGCCAAAGAAGGCGGCACTTGGGTAGGACGAAAACACTCAGAAGAATCTAAAAAGAAGATTGGCGAGAAAAGTAAGTTAAAAGAGTTTAAACGCGGCCCAGAAAATCCTAATTGGGGTAAACCGTCTAAAGTAACTCCTGAAGGAAAAGAAAGACAACGTGCCGCGATCATTAAACGTTGGGCTGATCCAGAATACAAAGAAATGATGATAGCTAAACGTCAAGCATTTTTTAATTCACCTGAAGGGATAAAACAACGCAAAAATACTAGTGGTAGAACAAAAGGTGTAAAACGAGATCCTGCCCATACAGAAAAAATGAGAGAAGCGGCATCTGCTCGAAAAGGCAAAAGTTGGAAAGAAATTTACACGCCGGAGCAGATTGAACATATGAGAGCATCGGCTAAAAACAAAGTATATACTCCGGAAGGTAAAGACAGACAGCGTGAAGCATCCAGAGAAGTAGGAAAACGCCCAAAATCCGAAGAACACAGAAGGAAGATTTCTGAAAGTAACAAGAAAGTAGATAGGTGGTGGACAAGAGGAGAAAACAATCCTAATTTTGGAAAGAAAAAATCTGAAGAAGAACGCAAAGCAATGAGTGAACGCAGATTAGGTAAAACATTATCTCCTGAAATGTTAGAAATGCGAAGACAAAGAATGTTAGACAAACCAAAAAAAACTTGTAAACACTGTGGTAAAGTTTTATCAAATACAGCCAACTATAATAGATGGCACGGGGATAATTGTAAAACTCTCCAAAAGAATTTACATTTATCGAATAATATGTTAAACTTAGAAATAATAAAGGATACAGATGTCAAAGATTAAGATAGCGGAACTTTTCTACTCTATACAAGGAGAGGGTAGATATATGGGTGTACCGAGTGTGTTTCTGCGCACATTTGGTTGTAATTTCAAATGTGCTGGCTTTGGTATGCCGCGTGGAGAAGTTAGTCACGAAGCAACTGACATTGCGGCTACACATACAATAATAGAGTCTTTTCAGAAGTATGAAGACTTACCCCTAGTTAGCACAGGCTGTGACAGTTATGCTAGTTGGCATCCAGACTTTAAAGATTTGTCGCCGATGCTTACAAGCGAAGCTATCACAGATCGCATTATGGAAATTCTTCCACAGGATTACTGGGTCGATGAACACTTGGTCATCACAGGCGGAGAGCCGTTGCTAGGCTGGCAACGTGCTTACCCAGACTTGTTAAACAATACTAAGATGCGTGACTTGAAAGAGATTACCTTCGAAACAAACGGTACTCAGAAGCTTACACCAGAATTTAAAGCATACTTGGCTAAATGGAATAGCGTAGTAGGCAGAGAAGTTACATTTAGTGTAAGTGCTAAACTGCCAGCAAGTGGTGAGAAGTGGGAAGAAGCTATCTGTCCAGAGATTGTATGCGAGTACGAACAAGTTGGTACAGCATATTTGAAATTTGTAGTGGCAACGGAAGAAGATATTAAAGATGCAGAGTGTGCGGCAGGTGCATTTCGACATGCTGGGTTTACCGGTCATATATATCTAATGCCAGTAGGTGGTGTAGAAAGTGTTTATACACTTAACGCAAAGAATGTAGCATTGGCAGCTATGAAACGTGGCTGGCGTTATAGCGATAGACTACAAGTGCCACTATTTAAAAATGAGTGGGGTACATGATGCTAACAAAATTCTTTAAAAAAATAATGGGTATCGATAAATTAGAGCAACAACTTATCGATACTAAAACAGCCATTGAAGAAGCTACAAAACTAGCTGATCAAAAAACTGATGAGATTGCAATCGTAGAACAAAAGACAACCGTTGCTCTAGAACAAGAAGCATTAATAAAATTAGCACCAAAAGATCGTGCAACCAAATTAAAAGAACCCTGGGTAGGTGTTCTCAATACACATATTAATAAAGATAACATACGTAATGGCTTTTTTGAGCTTGACTGGAACGAGCATTTTGTGTTAAAATTAAAGCAAGAGGGATATGGTTTTGACGGAGACAAAGACGAAGAAATTGTAGATCGTTGGTTCCGTGAACTATGTGCTAATGTGGTAGTTGACGGTGATTTTGGTGGCGCTGTAAACACTGGCGTTGTTGACATTAATCAAATTAGAAAAAAGAATCTATGACATATATTTTAGTTGATACTGCAAACACTTTCTTTCGTGCTAGGCACGTTATCAACGGTGACGCTGATATCAAACTAGGTATGGCCTTTCATATTACTTTAAACAGTATTAAAAAAGCGTGGCAAGACTTTGGTGGAAGTCATGTGGTGTTCTGCCTCGAGGGACGTAGCTGGCGTAAAGATCATTATAAGCCTTACAAGGCACAAAGAGCCGCTAGTCGTGCCGCACATACAGAACGTGAAGCAGAAGAAGAGAAAGTGTTTTGGGAAGCATTTGATACATTCAAAGAGTTTGTAACAGAAAAGACAAACTGCACAGTACTACAACATTCACGCCTAGAAGCAGATGATTTAATTGCTGGATGGATACAGACACATCCAAACGATGACCATGTTATCATTTCAACCGATACAGACTTTGTACAATTGATTGCACCTAATGTACGCCAATTTAACGGCGTTATGGAAACTACTATTACACATGAAGGTATTTTTGATGCAAAAGGTAAGAGAGTTATTGATAAAAAGACTCAAGAACCAAAAGCCATTCCGGACCCCCAGTGGTTACTCTTTGAGAAGTGTATGCGAGGCGATACCTCAGACAATGTATTCTCTGCATATCCGGGAGTACGGGAAAAAGGCACAAAAAATAAGGTTGGTCTCCGTGAGGCTTACGGTGACAGAGATTTAAAAGGCTATGCGTGGAACAATCTCATGCTTCAGCGCTGGTCCGACCACGAAGGTAAAGAACATCGTGTGCTAGATGATTACGAACGTAATCGTATTTTAATTGATCTTTCTGCACAGCCCGAAGAAATTAAAAACATCATTACAGAAACTATTGCTACAGCAACAAGTGCAAATAAGAATATTAGTCAAGTTGGTATTAGATTAATGAAATTTTGCAATCTATATGATCTTAAAAAGATTGCCGATCAAGCACAGGCCTATGCCGAGCCACTGAATGCAAGGTATTCGAATGAAATTAAAACTTTGTCCGTATGAAGATACTTGTGAATCAAAAACTAATAACTGTTGGGAGAACACTATGACAGACTTACACGCTAAACCAATTATAGAAAACAAATTCTGGATTGTTGAACGAGACGGTGAAAAATTTGCCACTCTAAGAAAGAATGAGGATAATAGATTTGTTATGAGTAACGAATTAGGGGTTCAAATCTATGATACAAAAGAAAGTCTTACTAGACAATTTGGTAAAAATTTCTTTGTGGCTAAAATTATTAAAGAAGCCAACGATGCATTACCTAACGAAGTTCACGGTTACGCCACAAGTGCCGAGCCGCATAATGCAATGTATGATATAAAAAGAAAGTTACCGTTGTTTACAAAGAGCGGCGATAGCAAGAGTTTATACTGTGCAGGCTTTTATGTGATAAGGTTCGATAAAGGATGGGTAAAAAGTTTTTGTCCTAAATTGATAACATTACAAAGATACGAGTATCAAGGGCCGTTTCAATCCGAAATTGAGATGAAACAGGTGTTGGCTAATGTCTCAAAATAATATTCCAAATACGTTACCAGGTGTTGAAAAACTTATTCAACGCATAGCAGTTGCAGAGCGTGGTCAGCAAAAAGATATAAGAATAACAATTCAAGAAGCAAGAGAGCTTACTCAAGAATTAGCTGTGATGACTTCTAGATTAGGAAAAACCGTTCTAGAAATACACACAATGCTGGCGGAAATACGTGAATCTACTACCAACATCAATGTTAAATTTGATGGTGGCAACTTTAATTAGACATAAATATATACGTGCTTTATAATAACACGTATAGATATGAGTCGACCTAAACCCAAAGTTATTCTTGAATACACTGACAAGGAAACCTACAAAGTTGAGCAAATTCTCAACAGTGATGCCATTTGGGCTGTGTTTTACAAAGATCAGCCTTTTAATTTGAAAAGTGGTAGTATGGTATCCAGTTATCCTGGCCCAAAGTACAAAAAGGTTAGTTTTAGTAATCCCGGACACGCAAGAAATTTAGCCAAGAAACTGAACAAGTTGTTTAAGACCACAGACTTTGCAGTGTTTAAATTAAATGCCGGAGAACGAGTAGACTAAATGGATTTAAAGGATACCTATACTTCGGTATTCCTCAAAGCCGCTGGTCAACCCTTTGACGAGAATATCATAAAAAAATTTCGTAGTACCTGGTGGCAAAATGTCAGAGGTAAAGACTGCGGCGGCTTAAGACTTACAGATCAAGGGTTAGAATTTGTAGAAACTTATTCTCAAATCAAAACATATAAAGTTGAAATATTAAAAGAAATTAGTATAACTCCACAAATACTAGTTTGGTTAGATCAATTTATCGAGTCCCCATACCATTTAACTAAAAAACATATTGTTGTTTTAAGAGAAAAATCTGCCTTTGAACTGTATTTGTTTTCAGGAGATGTAAGAAAAATGGGTTATGCCAAAGCAATGCATCAAAGGCTTAGCCAAGAATCCTGATCAAATTATTTGTTATCTATAAATATTTTTACAATGATCGAATATAATCCTTTAGACATTTTAAAGAAAAGATCACTTCGAGTGATGCCTCCGCATTTTGGAAAAATTAAACTCGAAGAAATAGATTTTTTT